TGGCACAGTATTGGGTGGATTTACTCTTGGTGGTAATTTTCACTTTTCTGGTAACGCAACCGTAGATACAGCAGGTAAAGGCATCAACTTCACAGCCAACACTCCCGCATCGGGGATGACAAGCCAGAATTTGACTTGGTATGAAGAAGGTACGTTTACGCCTCAACTTTTAGGTGGCACAACAAATCCAACAGTTACATATCAATCTCAGTCTGGTTATTACACTCGAATTGGCAGATTAGTTACCTGTCAGATTTACATTCAAATATCCGCCGCTAGTGGCGGTAGCGGAACATTACTAGTTAATCTTCCTTTTACCGCAAATTCTGCAAATCAAGGAAGTGGCTCTTGCGCTCAATACAATGTTACTTACACAGGAACTCAACTTAGTGCTGTTGTAACTTCTGGCGCTGCCAATTTAAGTTTTCTTGGTCAAACAACAAATACTGCTTGGTCTCAATTAACTACTGCTAACTTGAAGGCAGTTGCTGTTCAAGCATTTTCAATTACCGTGTCTTATTTCGTATAAGGTTTAATCATGTCTCTTACAAAAGTTTCCGGCTCAATGATTCAAGGCTGGCAAGTAACGCCAGAAGAATTTGGTGCTGTTGGCGATGGAGTTACAGATGACAGCGCAGCAATTACCGCAGCTTGTAACTATTGCTGCCAAACTGGTGCTACTCTTTGGATGAGTCCAAAAGTCTATAAGAACGGTCGTATTGAAGTTCATGGGACTTATGATGTTGTTGGCAATGGTGCAACCGTTCAATACCTTGGTGTTGGTCAAACTATTGTTGCTGGCACAGGTACAGGCACTTCTGCTGTTCCTACACCTTGGCCTACTGATGCTGGTTATCAACCTTCATACCCAGCAACAACTCAATACACATTAACTGTTGCTCCATCGGCAGGGGCTACAACTCTGACGCTATCCAGCGTGTCCGGCATTACTGTTGGCATGAATTTGTTTATCTGTGGTAATCCAAGTTCAATGTCAACGGCTGGAAATTTTATTCCTAGAGATTTTGAATTTGTGCAGGTAGTGGGTATTGCAGGTAATGTAATTACACTCGGCGCACCTTTGCAATCATCCTATTTAACAACTCAAAGCGGCGTATTTTATACCCCTGGTTTGGCATACAACTGCCATGTATCTGGCTTAAATATCAACACCACTACGGATGCTTACCAGCAAGTTGTTCGCAGTTCGCTTGGTTGCACAATTAAAGATATTACTTTCTCTGGTACAAACGCTGTTGGCGCATCTACATTTAGCGATGGCCTTGTTTATGAAAACATGGAAGTTTTAGGAACAGGTGGTGGTGGTTTTAGCACCGCTCGTGGTACTGTGTCTACGGTGTTTAACAACGTAAACATGAAAAACTACAACGTGCTTACTGCTTTCTTTTGCGAAGAAAGTTTTTATAAAGTTACGTTAAATAACTTTTTTGCTAGTGGTTCTTTTGCTGCTGGCTCAATGGATTGCTCTAGCTCACAACGAAAACGCTTATTTAGCATCAACAACAGTATGTTTAACCCGTCTATTTATGGTGGGCTTAATTCTCCTTTTACTGTTGGAACATTTAGCGGTGCTGACATTAACGTAACAAACACAATTTTTCAAGGTGCTGTTACCACTCCAAACTCTGGAAATTATCCAGGAATTACTGGTCAAGCATTAGTTTGGGTATCGGGAAATACCACAACCGATACTGTGACTTTTGCCAATTGCGAATTTATTTCTAGCAATTCGGGCAACACTTGGCCTTCTGCTGCTAGTGCATTCCAAGGAACGGTTCGATTTGACAATCTTTGCACTTATACAACTTGCACAGCGCCAACGCAAATTGTTCCTTCTACTGTTGAAGGCTCTTGGACGCCAACTCTTTCAGGTTCGTCTACTGCTGGCACGTTTACTTATACAACTCAAAACGGTAGTTACGTTCGTGCTGGTAATCTGGTAGTTATTAACTTTGCTATATCGTGGTCTGCAATTGGAACGGCAGCAGGTAACATTGTTGTCAATGGCTTGCCTTTTACTATTTCATCTTCAAACTATGGCGTAAATACAGTTTACAACGCATCATTAAGCCCATCGGCTGTTCAATTTGTAACTGGCGCTACCAGATTAAATACTTCACAAGCTGTTGCTTCATCTGGTTCGATTTACGGCACTATTTCTTATATGTTGTAATCATGGCTATCACATACAAATGGTCAATTCCTAAGATGACGGTGAACCCATCTGTTGATGGCAAGACCGATGTGGTGATCTACGCCGATTGGATGTGTGTCGGTACGGATGACGTTAACAACCTGACCGCTGCTGCTGCTGGAACAGCTAAGTTGGGTGAGCCAGCTAATCCATTTACGGCTTACAACGACCTGCAAGAAGAACAAGTTTTGGCTTGGTGCTTTGAGCCTGTAACGTATAGCGTTACAGACCCAATTACCAATGAAACAACTACAATTACGACTAATCTGCAACCAGACACAGAAGCCCAAGTAGCGGGTCAATTAGCTCGTCAACTGGCTGCTATTTCTGCCAATCCTCCTTTACCGTGGGTCAAAAATGGAAACGCCAATCAGCCATGAGCAAATCTATCAACGCTTGCTAGAAGTTGAAGCCAAGGTAGATTCCATTGACCGCAACACTAAAGAGCTAATTGATACTTTTCAGGCGTTTAAAGGCGCTATGAGGGTAATTGACATGATGGCGTCACTTGCCAAGCCAATGATGTATATCACTGGTTTTCTTGGCGTTATTGGCGTTGTATGGACTAACTGGAAAAAGTAATGATTGACCCAATCACAGCTCTAGCAGCGATACAGTCAGCCGTTAAGCTCGTCAAAAAGATGAGTTCAACGGTAGACGATGTTGCCTCGCTTGGCCCTGTGTTGGGCAAATACTTTGATGCTAAGAGCAACGCTGTTCAAGCAGTTAAGGAAGCCAAAGATTCTGGTCAGGCTTCCAACATGGGAACTGCTATCCAGATTGAAATGGCTTTAGAGCAAACACGGCAATTTGAGGGTGAACTTCAAATGCTGTTTATGCAAGCTGGCAAGATTGACGTTTGGAATAAGATCAAAGAGCGCACAGCGCAAATGGATAAGGCCGATAAGTTTGCCGAGCAAGCAGCCAAAGACCGAGCAGCCGCCAAGAAGAAGGAGCAAGAAGAATTCTTTATTGCTGGTCTGATTGTTGTTCTGGTTGTTGTCTTTGGTTACGTTGGCTATCTGTTTGTGCAGGAATCAATTGACTATGCTAAAAAGAATAGCCATTCTGTTCGCAAGCACTCTTAGTTTGTTTGGTTGCGATGACCGAACAAGATACCAGTGTCAAATCCCAAGCCAATTTACGGCTGCGAAATGCCAAAGGCCAGTTTGTGAGTTCGCACAAAATTGCCCCGAGTATTTGGTCGCTCCTATTCTCCAGAAAAACCTTCCAAATGCGCCTGACACCAGAGGAAATTAAAATCCGAATGTGGGCCTTTGTGGTCTTTTCGGTGGTCTTTGTGTTTGTGTGCATCACATTCATGATGCTTTATTCTCTGACCTTTGTTGAGCAGCCAATGAAGGCAATGGCTCCTATTGACCAGGCTTATACAAAGATGCTTAATGACATAGTGCTATTGATTGTTGGCGCTATTGGTGGCATTGCTTCTGAAAAGGGTTTGGGCATGGTCAGCACAGTTATTGCTAAGAATCATGAGGAGCAGCCAAAATGATGATACCGTGGAAGCTAATTGCTATATTGGTAAGCTGGTTGGTTATTGCTGTGGCTGTTTATGAGCATGAGCAATCAGAATTTGACAAAGAACGTGCAATAGCACAGGCTGCACTAGAGGCGGCTAACCAGAAAGCAAAGGAAATATCTAATGACCGAGATCAACGAATTGCCTCGATTTCTAGCGATTTGGCCTCTACGCAAGCCAAGGCTGACCAAGCTGCTAAAACGCTTCGGAATAATCTTGCCTCTGGTGCTGTGCGGCTGTCAATCCCAATTGCCAGTTGTAGCTCAGTGTCCAACAATTCCTCCTCTCCCAGCGGGAATACAGAAGCAAGAGCCGACCTTGACGCAGGAGTTAGTGAAGCTCTTGTCTCCATCACAGAAAGAGGCGACCAAGCAATCAACCAATTGAACGCTTGTATTTCAGCATATAACTCATTATTGGAAATTAAATGAACATCGAACAACTACGTCAGCTTGACATTCCTGAAGAATGGTTTGAACCCTTCCAAGAAACTTTCGCTCGATTTGAGATCAATACAGCTTTGCGTAAAGCTGCTTTCATTGGTCAATGCGGACATGAATCAGGTGGCTTTCGTGTTTTAGAAGAAAACCTTAACTACAAACCTGAAGCTCTAATGCGTGAATGGCCTAGCCGTTTTGATGCTGAGAATGTTGATGAATACGCTCACAAACCTGAAAAGATTGCAAACAAGGTCTATGCTGGTCGCATGGGCAACGGAAATGAAGAATCAGGCGAGGGCTGGAAGTATCATGGTCGTGGCATTATCCAATTGACAGGCAAGGACAATTACACTTTGTGTGGTGATTCTTTGCAGGCTGATTTATTGCATCATCCTGAGTTGCTTGTTGGTCAGCAATACGCTGCTTTGTCTGCTGGCTGGTTTTGGCGTAAACACGGCTTAAACGAGCTTGCAGATACAAAACAATACGAAACCATGACTAAGCGCATTAACGGCGGTCTATTGGGCCAAGATGACCGTTTAAAGCGCATTAACCATGCTTTAGAAGTGTTGAGCGAATAATCTCTCAATCGTCACGTTAAGGGCATCCAGCTCGTTCATTTTTCGGATTGCCCAAGCTCTCTTTTGACCATGCCACCCCATCATTGACCCTCGGTGGCAATCTGGGCATAAAGCGATACAAGTGTATTGAAGCCCTTGCTTTATGTGGTGGGCTTCACTTGGCCCAGGCTGGTCACACACGCTGCACGACAATTCCTTTACTCTTGCTAAATAGGCTCGTTCCAGCTTGTTGAGTTTGTTGTTCATCTGACTTCTTTAATTTAGCTGATACGTCCTCTACACCTTCAATGGTGTAGATGCGGCTTGCAATCTTGTCTAGCAGGTCTGGGTCGTGTTCTTTGACCAGCATTTTAAGTTTGATTGTTAATTCTTTCACGCTAACTCCCACTCTCGTTCTTCACGGTTTGATTTTGATTTAACTGTTTTGCCTGTCAGCCTGACCAGCCCAAGCTGCATCATTTCTTTGAGCCTTCTAGCGACTTGGTTTGGGTCAAGCATTGATCGGTCTGCTATCCCGTCTTTGCTTTGTGGCCCATTAAGAATTAAGACCGCTAGGATTTGGTCATAGTGCTTGGCTTTGAAGTTTACTTTGTCAGCAGCCAGCTTGCTGGTTAAGGGGTCATTGTTTCGGTACATCTTTTTCCCTTAATTTAGCCTCAAGAAGGCGCACAAATTCTTTGACTGACGCGTAGGGTGCTGACAAGCCCGAATCACGCATTAAACGGGCTATATCACGTTTTGTCATGGTTATTTCCAGTATTCATACAAAACAAAGTAAAAGCCTATCCAAAATAGTGCTGACCAAAAGATGCAAATTAGTGTTTTCAAAACGGTGCATCCTCATGGTTGTCTGGGTTAAATTTAGGCTCTCCAGGTTTGCTTGGTGGTAATTTTGTTGGAAAAGGCCAGGTATTCATGTGTTTTCCTTGTATGCTTGATGTGCAAGCTCTGCTGTTTTGAATAAACCAAGATAAATTTGCTTGCCATTCTTGTGGATGTGTGCCGCATATTTATTTCCGCGCTTAACAACCCCAAGAAATCCTGTCTTGTTTTTGACGGTAGCTGACTTGCGGTTTTGAATGTTTACTCTATGCGGCACATCACGCAAGTTTTCAAGTTTGTTGTTGGATGGATTGCCGTCTATGTGATCAATGTCGCCCACAGGCCAAGAACCATGTTGCAAAAGCCAAGCAATGCGATGTACCAAATATTGCTTCCCGCAAAACTTTAGCTTTCGATACCCGTTTTGCATCATGTTCCCAGCCTCTGTTCCGTTGGCGGTTGATCGTCTTGGGTGTTTTACCCACCAAACTTTTCCGTCTTGTGGCGTGTACGTCAAGTGTTCAAAAATCAGTTTTTCAACGGTCATAACAAATCTCTTTTGAGTTTCATTATAAATCATTCTTCTCCTTGAGTTTGGCTTCGATGGCTCGATAGACTTCATAGTTGGTTGCAACGGCATCAAAGGTTTTTCGTCGAATTTCTATGATTTCGTCATCCGTCAGCCCAACCCATTCACGCTCTGGTTGTGCCAGTGCTTCTTTAATGGCGGTGATGGCTTGTTGCGTCCTATATGAACCCCCCAATCGCCACACAGCAACATCGCCACTATTTTCTCCAGTCAACATATCAGGAATACCAAACAGTTTTTCCAACGCATCCAATGCAAGGCGTAGGGCCTCGTCTTTAGTCATTCTGTTTTTCCTGAATTAAGCATTTTTAAAC